AGCACAAGCTTGCTCAACCCCAAAAGTTTTACCGTTGCCAGACAGACCAGTGATAAAGACAGGGTAATACTGGCGAGAAGAAATAATTTTCTTAATATCAGTGAAGTTACCAAAGCTGACGAAGTTAGCATCACGAGCAGGAATAAGGTTTTCATTTTTTTCTACTACAGGATCAACTGCAGGTTGATTGAAAGTTTGCTCTAACTGCTCTACAGCAGTCAGGTGCCACAGACCACGCCGCACCTTGAATGATTCAAGTTTCTTGGTAAGAGTTTGGTAAGACATACCAATCTCATCAGCATAAGTGCGAAGGTCAGCAGTAGTTACAACCTGACCGAAACGCTCAATGATGGGGGCGACTTCAAAATTTTGCATGATGGGTTTGTTTTGTATGTAAGTATTATAGGACAAAAGCAATGGGGGTGCAAGCCCCCGAGTGATTAAATTAACTGATGAGTGAAGCGAAGGAAGTCAACATCTTCTTATTGACGCTTTTCTTGGCAAGAGATTTAGTAAATGCCTTGCCAATTTCTTTAGTGCCAGCATCAGCTTCCACTTCAAATTCGCTATTTGCAGATAGCGAATCTGTTGCCATCAGATAGAGAGACTGGTATCCCAGAAAATCTACTAGCTCAGCAGATTTAGTTTTCTTCCACTGTTTCTGCACTTCATCAAAAGATATTTTACAATCTTCAAGATGATAAGTGTTGTTTAATCCACGACCATTCACAAGACGAATACCAATTAAGTTTACATCGGGAAAACGATCACGCACACACTGCAGAAATACTTTGGTAATTTTATCAGAGTTACCATAGTATCCACCCTCAAAGCGAGGATACATGCGACCAGTTTTACGATCACGCAGCACACAATGAGAATCAATATGATTATAACCTACACGATTTGGGCGATAGTTATTTTCAACCATATAATTAATTGACTGAGATTCACCGTCAGTCAGAATAACAACATTGGTTTTCTGCACTTTAGTGCGCTTTTGAAACTCAGGAATAACTACGGTGAGAGCAATCACTGCTTCATTCAGTGGTGTACCAGACAACCCATATCCGCCAGGCAAAGTGTACCCAGGATATCCTTTCTCTCCCTGCACAAGACGCCAGAAATTCTTCAGTTGAGCTTCAAGGTCTTTGGTATTACGACCATTACTACTGACCATATTTAGCAGGCGGAAGTTTTCATATACCGCCACATACCCAGGCACTTCTTTGTGATGCTTGGGAGATTTTGTACGAGTGCCAGACGAATAATCGTAAGATCTCTGATACCAATAGTCATTAGTAAACGCATAAATTTCAAACGGAATCTGCACCTTCTTACAAAACCATGCAAGGTTAAGAAGTTGTTTGGTAGTATCCTCAAGAATACTACCCATTGACCCAGACCAGTCAAGAATAAAAATCAGACCGTGACTCTTACCATCTGGCACAATGTTAATCTTTTTAAATACATCTTCATTCCACTTGTAGGTATGGAGTTTCTGAGTATCAAGAATGCCAGTCTTAGCAGTAGATGAACGAGCATACTGGTCTGCCGACTTACGCATCTCAAACTCTTTCACAAGGTAGTTGACCTCACGCTGAGCTTCTGCGCGAAACTTAGCGTAAGATTTATCAACTTCATCGAAGAGAGATTGCGCCTGCTCATTAAAGGTGACCGAGCATTCTTCCATTACAGTTTTGTTATCAACAACAATCGAGTCAATCTTTAAAGGAGGAAGCTCAATATAATTGATTTCTCTTGGGTGATAGGAATCATCTTGCAGTTTCTTTTGTGCTTCATTGAATGCAGCATCAGTTTCAGACTCCATACCACCAGTTTGACCAGCGCCATTCTGAGCACCACCACCAGAGTTATCAGGTTGGTTTGCATCAGCACTACCTTGAGTTTGGTTGCCATCACCAGATACTTGCTGGTCAGCATCGCCCTCACCCTCATCTGAGGTGGAATCACCCCCGCCCTGAGTGGTGTTGGCAGTATTCATTTGCATGTCTACTTTCTCTTGCTCCTCCTCTTTGGTGTATTCAAGGATTTTACGAGCAACTTCTACAACCTCATCAAAGGTTTCTGCAGCAGCGAGAGCATCAACAAATACTTTCTCTTCAGGTTTCCAAGTGAAAACCTCACCAGCATGAACGCCAATCTTGAAGTAAAGATTGATACGGTCAATCAGTGCATAGGTATCCATGCCACGGTCGCCAATGCAGAAGAAGTCATCATCGGCAAGCTCCCTATAACCAGCGTAGAAGTTACGAGCCAGACCAGGAAACTTACGCTTCATCAATTTCTCAATACGAGCATCCTCACACACATTCAGATAGGACTGAGGAATGCCATAATCGTTACCCCACTTGTCGGGGGTATAGAGTGCGTGACCGACTTCATGACCCACCAGCATGTCGTAGACATTGGCAGATGCTTTCTCCCACATAGGAAGAGTCAACACACGATCCTTAATATTAAACATCGCCGTCTCAACATGACGGTGCTCTACGATGAGATTCTCGGCGGCAAGCAGTCGGGCGAGATTGCCTTTGACTTCGGTGTTAAGCATCGGTCTCTTTCGGTGTTGTAACTACTATACAGCAAACAGGGCGCAGGAACAACCCCATATAAGTTAGTCTGATGATTCTTCTGTAAGGTATGAAAAATTTTTATGTTTCTCAAATCGCAAACAAGATTCAAATTTGTCTGCCATATTTTCTCGATGAGAAATAACAAACACATTTGTTTTATCATCAAAGCTTCTTAGAATCCATCCAAGGTCGCTATTGCCAGATTGGTCAAGTGATCCGTCAAAGATTTCATCTAAGATTAAAAGATTAGTATCCACGCTATTCTTAAGTTTAGCAACACTACGCCAAGTAAGCAGTAGAGCAATATCGATTCTAGCTTTTTCGCCTTCACTAAAAGATTCATAACTAAATTCATCTCTATAACGTGATTTGATTACTTCTTCAAAGTTTTCATTTAACATAAAACTTGCAGAAAATTCCATTTTCTCTAAGTAATCGTTGATGAGTTTATTCATCGTCGGCAGGTATTTTTTGATGATGCGCGTTTTGATGCCCGAGTCTTTGAGAAGTTGTGCCGCTGTGAGCAGACAATTTTTTTCTTCTTTTGTTTCAGAAATTGTTTCTTGGACTCGCTTCCCGTCTTCGCTGAGGGATTTAAGAATTGAAAACTGTTCTCGTTGATTGACATCTGAATCCCGCAGTTTTCTGATATCGTCGTCCAGCTCGTCAATTCGTTTATGAAGTGACTTAATTTCATTATTGAGTTGTCTATTTTTTTGATTAAGTTCGTTTATATCATCAATCAAAAGAATAAAGGTATTTTCTTTGTCTTGGAGATCGGAAAGTTGTTGTCCCAAATCAGACACGCCTTTCTCCACCTCAGCAAGTTTATTCGAGAGAATCGTGATCTTTTCTTGTTTAAAATGCTCTGCGATACTCTGACCGCATGTTGGGCAAGCATCATTCTCCTCAAAGAATTTCTTCTCCTTTGCGTGTGACTTTCGCTTGGTTGACAGTTTCTCTTTGATTGTAGTGATTTTAGATATCGTTGTTTTAAGAGCCTGCGTGTTTGAAACGGCAGCTGTCTTAGCGTCGATTTCCTTGTCGTTATTGAGGATTTCTGTCTCATGATTTAATGCTTCTGTTAATAGAGTATCTTTACGATTTTCTTTTTCTTGAATATCTTCTTTATTCTTTTTTTCAATGTCAAGCATAAACTGCTTCTGCATATCAATCTTCTCTTTGACAAGCGAGAGTTTATATTCGTGGTCTCTTAATTCGTCGTTAATTACTTTAATCTTTTCTTTTAAATTGACATTCATAGTTGAGAAGATTTGAATGTCAAGAATATCTTCGATGATTTCTCTACGAGCTGCCAATGGAAGACGCATGAATGGCACAAAAGTAGATGATCCCAACACAACAATTTGTGTAAATGATTTGTAATTCATTTTGAGAATGGTTTGCTCAAAATGTTTTTGTTGGTCTACGACAGATGCATCTTGATTAAGTAGCGTTCCGTTTTGATAAATTTCAAACTTAGCAGGTTTAATGCCACGAACTACTTGGTATTTATTCTTACCAATATCAAACAATAAATCTACAACGCAATCTGATTGGTTGATAGAATTAAGCAACTGTGGTTTATTAATTTTTCTGAATGGTTTAGCAAACAGAGCAAACGTGAGTGCATCCAGAATAGTTGATTTGCCAGCACCGTTAGCACCAATGATGATACTATTTTTTTTATCGTTTAGATTAACTTCGGTAAATTGATTACCTGTGCTTAAAAAGTTTTTCCATTTAATGACTTTGAATGTAATCATAATCTCTGGGAGGAACAATAATATCGTCTGGTTCAATAATTGTATATTTCATTCCTCGCAATTCACACATTTGTATACCTGCTTTTGGTTCTACTTCATGTGTGATAAGCGGAGGAAGAGAATTTTCAGAATCATTTGCTTCCAACAAACCAAGATACCTTTCGGCATCGTCTTCTTCTTTAAAGAAGTATATCACATGATCCCCATCTTCGTCAACCACCGAATAGACTCCTTCTGAGTGTTCTTTGAGAGTGATGAGAAACATTATACTACTTCACAGCTTTCAATATATAGGGTCTTCATTAATGATTTTAATTTTTCTTTGTTGACGGATAACTCTACCTCGTCAATGTATTCATTAAGAAGAGTTAGTGTATCTTTAATTTCAAGATTCTCTTCTACATCAGAAGTATCATTTTGAACTAATGTTTCAATGATCTTTACATCATGCGGTTTGGAAACAAATACTTCATCAACAAACTTTTCAAACTCAAAATAATCTTTCTTATCTTCTACAATAATCTTGACAAAAGAATTTGCACACTCACTGGTATTGAAGCTGAGATGAGAACCAGTAGAATCATTATAATAGATTTTCTGGAAAATCTCATAAGGGTTCTTGACCCGCTTGAGTTTATTTGTTTTTGGCTCATAGAGATGAAATCCTCGCTCGTCTTTATAATCATTCCAAAACATCTGATAGGGGTTACCAAGATATTGAATGTTTCCTTTCTTTGACTTGTGGTGAAAATGTCCTGAGAATACTTGTTTAAATTTTTTAAAGATAGCAGGATCCATACCATGATCCATTGTCATGCCAGGAGTAACTAAAAATCCATTTAACTCCAAATGACCCATAGCAATTTCCGCACTGGTATCATTAATCCATGTCATTGTCTCTTCCATGTTAGAAGAGTTAATCCAAGGAAGCATAAGAATCTTAGTGTCATCAATCATTACTGTCTCTGGGCGAGAGTAGATTTCAATATTACTAAAATCTTTCAGCAGCAAATCTGGTGAGTTAATCTCGTTGGTATTCTTATAATAGGTACAGTGATTGCCAAGAATCATGTGAACGAAGATACCCATGTCTTCAAGGCGTTGAAAATAATGTTGACGCACCCTGCTCCAAACATTAAAATCGATCCCCTTACGATTATCAAACGTATCACCAAGATCAATAATAGTTCTGACTCCGTGTTTTTCGAGAGTGGGGAAGAAGATGTCGTCGTAGAATTTTTTAAAGTATTCCCAAAACGCAACACTGCCTTTCCTCCCGTCTAAATGTTGGTCAGTGATTAATGCTACTGTCATCGTTTAGATCTCATCTCAAGATTTTCTTTAATGCTATTCAAATCTGAATAAGTTGTATTATAACCATGCATATCTGATCCATAATTATCTGTATACAAAACTTCATCGTATCCAGATTTTTCAAGCAGTTTAGCTTTTGTTTCTAACTGTTTTTTTTCTTTAGCAATACGACGTAGAAAAGCGAAGTAAATAACTTGAGTAAAATAAGCAAATGGATTAGTGGATTTTTCTGGATCAAAATTAGCGATGTATTGCACACAATTTTCTACACCATCTCCAATCATATCATCCCTAAACATATAGTTTACAAAATTAGGTTTATATGACAAGTGTGTAGCTATCTTATAAAAACATTCCCCAATATAATTTGGAATGCGTGGACGAGGATTTCCATTTGTTGCTGCTTTTGCACAATCAATTCTATACACCACCAGTGCATCCAAAAATTCTCGGTTATTGACGTAATTTTCCGTCTTCTTTCTTGTCATTATTTTTGGAGTTTCTGAGGTGATCATCTTTTTACATTACTCTAATCAAAATTGTAGCATATGAACATACTTTTGTAAAGGGGCTTGACAGATCTTTTTAATTTGTGTATAATAGCATTGTTGCGCTTTCAAGATTTGTTATATATCTGTTCTAAAATACTTCTAGCATCTTTAGTTGATGTAATGTATCCATCCATAAACTTTGAGTCACGGCGGTTTCCAGGAATACCTCCATTTTGGAGTTGCTCCTCTTGTTCATATTTTCTTTTTAAGTATGTCTCATAAAAATGAATAATTTTTTGATCTGCTTCAATCATAGTAATAATTTGAGATCTGGGAATAATAAACATATCATCTGGAGTAGCGTTCATCCAGGAAGAAAATTCAAATCCTTCAATTTTCATTCCCTTTCTTTTTATCATAGTTTTTGAAACTAATCTGGGTTGAAAAACAACAATAATATCATCGTTTGGATCGTAACTAACTTTAGCTACAATCTCTTCTCCAGAACTTAATTTTATTGTTGCGTAAAATTCTTCTTCCATATTATCTTAAATCGATTTTGATTATTTCTACATTAAACTTTTCTTCCTCGTATATTTTCAATCGTTCATCTAAATGTTTCAAGGTGTAATTTTTCTGAGGAGTTCTGCAATACTCATCAGCAATGTCATAAAGAGTTGCATAAGTTTTGTTGTCGCCCTTACGCAATACACGCCCAATAGATTGTAAGTTTCTTATTCTTGATTTTGATGGTGAGGCAAACACAACATTGTGTAGATTACGAATGTTAATGCCAGTGCTGAATGTTCCGTATGAAGCTACAATTACTGCGTCATTCTCAG